ATTGTGACCAACGTAGACCGTGTTGGGGTGTGCCCACAACTGTTGCCAAAACGGATCGTGTTTGGTATTGTAGAGCACATTGCGAGGCGCCCCCGAATGCTCACCCGGAATTATGAATGCGTGGTTGTCTTCGTCAACAGTTAGAGTTAATAACAGTACCTCGTTGTCAACAATCGACGTCTGATCCGTCTCGATATCGAAAGTAAGCTTAGGCACCCCAATTAGATGTTGAATTTGTGCAAGATCCGTTACTACAGTATACGTAGGTCTAGGACGGGGGAACGTCTCTCCACGAAAGAATTTGAGCATGATGTCGAAGTAAGTTCGAGCATCATACGGAGTGCGTAAGATATACGCTGGATGATAGTTTGCGATAACATTCTCCTTCCATCGACCAATAACCGTCGTGAGAGAATGCCCTTGCTGATCTTCCGGGAAGACCCTTTCACGTGCAATCTTACCAAGTAGGAGCCACGGCTTGGGACTCTGCGCGAGCTGTTCTGAGATTGCAATGTCACAACATATTGCTGCCGCCGTAACCTTTTCGTCTTTCCCTTCCAACGTTTTCGGTACACATGGAGCAACGTTGATTGTGTTGCACTGATCACGAGTGATACCTCCCTTCGCTAAGGTCTTCCACAGAAAGTTACCTGACGCTCCAGCAAGGGGCTTGCCAAAGCGAACCTCGTCAACCCATGGTCCTTCACCAACAATGGTATACTTAGCACCGGGATTGAACTCGTTCGCTACGTATGGTCTGTCACGAAACGGACAAGCATCGCATAGAGCGCCAGGTAACTTCTGCGTCATTTGACAATCCTCCGTAGAGTCTCTTCAAGACATACAAGGGGATCGACCCCCACTGTGAAGCCTGCTTTGAGTAGCATCATGACTGCGTCTCCGAGTTCCTTACCAAACTGATACGCGTCAAACCTGGTTGGATGGTCCTCGGGGTGATTCCTTACCCATTGCTTTGACGCGAGCAAGATCTCGTACGCTTCCGCTATCTCGGTCTGAGCCCACGCCATAGCCTCGTACGTAGTTGGCTCCGCGTACCCTCTAGCTTCGTAGTAGAGTGTAATTGTGGCACTAAGCGATGGTCGTTGCTTAGCCCGTAGCCTCTTTAACTCCTCGATGTCCTTGAGAGGCATCCAGGCCCCAGCCTCATCGTAATGCGTATCGTCCATGAATCTACCTCCCCACAATCAGATTTATGAACTCGTTCCGAGCCTCTGGAGCTGTTAGAAACACACCCCTCATCTCGCTTGTAATCAGCTGGGCTGATTCCTCGCGAACTCCACGACACGACATGCATGTGTGAGTAGCTCTTAAGGTGACAGCTACTCCCATCGCCTCTAGCTCGAGCTTCAGAATTGTCGCGATCTCCGACGTGAGCTCTTCCTGGGTCGATGGCTTGGTCGCTAAGGTCTTGACGAGTCTCGGCATCTTGCTCGCACCAATCATCCACTTGTTTGGGAGATACGCTACCCACGCCAGCCCGTGGTAAGGAAGTAAGTGATGCTTGCAGATCGAACTGAACGTGATTGGCCCGGACCCAATCATTTGGTTCACTGAAGACTCGAAGACCGTCAGCTTGAAAGGGAGATCCTCCAAAGAGGTGGGCTGATACTCTCTCAAGTACGCAACGAAGCGTGCAGCCGTTCGCTCTCCGCTATCGTGGTCGTCCCACGGGAAGTTTGGGTACAACGCTTGTATGATGGCGTGCATGTGTTCTTCGGGGGACGTAGAGCGTAGCAACTCTACGTTTAGTTCCTTTGATGATAGGGATGCAGGAGTCTTTTTCATTCAAACGCCTTTCTTTCTACCCCATAGCAGGGTGTGTAGTTGTGGTAGGACTCGGAAGGTCGCGAAGCGTTCGTCCTTGAGTACGCGGCTGACGATGTCCACTGTGCAGTCGAGAACAGCGTCACGCAATCGCGGAAGGGTCATAGACTCCACATCCTGGGGTGTGCCTACGCTGATGAAGCGTTCCGCATGTTGTCCGTACTGATAGTCGACCTCTGCTATCCATTCGAGATCGGTATCGTCGAACGCAACGTACTTGAGTGCCGTGAGTCTGCATACTTCGTACCGCTTTTGAATGAGAGCCTTCCAGTACTCGAAGTGTGAGGAAGTATAGCGACCACTCATTCCGGACGACGGTGGCTTCGGACTGATGACAAGGTAGCCGATGTACTCGGGGCACTCAACCTGCTCGAAGCCTGTAAACCCCTGAGTCTCGATTGCAATCTTGAAGTACTCACTGAGTCCGTCGAGCAGGTCGTCGTCAATGAACAATGCGGGGTTGCCTCCTGTTAACACAACCCACGCAGCGAACCCGGGAAGCTTGAGAAGACCTTTAACGATTTGCGCGCGCGTCATCTGAGTTACTTGCCATTCCTTGCAGGAAGGTGAGACAGCATAAAGCGTATCGCACCAGTTGCAACGGAACTCGCAGCCCGCGAAGCGAACGAAGTAACATTGTGTGCCACTCTGAGGACCTTCACCTTGTACCGTCGGACCAAAGATTTCAGATATTGGATACATTATACCTCCAGGATCACTTCAGCGGACGTCTTTGGAGTCTCGCTGACACTAACGCCCAGCAAGCCATCGACGGACTTGTTGAGCTTGTACATGATCTGAGTTGCAATGTAGGTCGCAATGTTCTCGGCAGTGGTGCGGACGCCGATGTTGGCGATCTTGCCTATAGTGCTCGTACACCCTACGACGCACAGAGCCTTGTAGACAGGCTCGTCACCACACGTAATGAAGGCGTGGTCGAGTTCGTCGATGACGGGCTTGACAACAAGATCAAGGTCAGCATAGTCCATAACCATGCCGTCGGACGAAGTGTCCTTGTCATAACGCACTTGACTCTTGAGCCAGACTTCTACTATGTAGGTGTGCCCATGTAGGTTTGCACACTTGCCTGTGTGGTTAGCGAGTTGGTGCGCAGCGTCGAACGTATACCGTTTCGAGATCCTTGCTATATGCATCATTCACCATTCGTCATCAACGTGACACAATCGCCCCAGTCGATGTCGATTGCGTACGGTACCGGATCGATGAAGCCCAGGTCCTTGAATGCCTCGATGCGCTCGACACATGTCGGGCAGAGACCACAAGCTGCCCACAAGTCCTTAAGCCCTACGGAGAGATCGCCCGCCCCGAGACATTTAGGATCGTAACAGGACCAGGTTTCCTCCAACGGGAGCTCGAGGTCTACAGCAACCTTGAGCACATCGACTTTGGTGTAGTATTGCAATGGAGCTACGAGGTGCACTTTGTTGTAGGTGCCAATGTAGACCGCAGCAGCCATCGCCCCAATGAATTCCGGCGTGCAATCAGGGTAGGCGAAGTTCCTGGCGTCTTCAGCATGAACGCCGATGTAGACAGCTTGAGCATCTTCAGCTGCTGCAATAGCGGTTGCGAGAGAGATCAAGTTCGCGTTGCGGAATGGGACAACGGTTGGTGACGGGCCGATAGTTTTGGTGATCTCGGCGTACGTGAGATGGGGCATCTGTGACGCTCCCATGAGTGCCGACTGTCCTTCGAAGACGTTCGGGAGAGTAAGTACGTAATGGTTTGATCCAAAGTACTTCGAGAGCTTCTCTGCTGCCAGCCTCTCATTGCACTCGTGAAGGCTTCCATACCCAACAGACACGGTGATGAGATCGTCGTACTCACACGACGCCTTTGCGGTGGCTACCATTGAGTCCATGCCGCCCGACAGAAGACAAACTGCTTTCGACATTTTCATTCTCCTTTCAATTTATCCACGTGTTTCGTGGCTTGCTCACTTGTTGAATTGCATCCACTCCTGTCATCCATATAAATACCTGATGAGCGAGGAGAGGTGTACACCATGCACTTATGGGAACTAAACAATTTTTCAGGCGTTTAAAGTACGTGACGAATAGTCCCGCAACAATTACTTGTGTTGCGAAGTCACTCACAGCAATGTAATACGTAATCACTGCGACGGGTCGCATAGGCACACCCCTACTTTAGGTCTATAATCATCTGAGATTTGACTAGAGACTTCGGGATATCGAGACCCGACTCGAATGCATGCTGAAGTGATATTCCGTAACACCAAACGTCTCCAACCATTTGTGGAGACACAACGTACTGCCCCTTTCCTCCGCGTGTAATGCTTCTCTCCATCATCTGATCGCGTATGGCTTCTCTATTTAGAGTAGCACCATGCACATGCATTTGTTGCTTCAGCCACCATGTGTACGCAGTAGCCAACTGAATCCAGATGATCCCGTCAAGAATCTTGTAGTAAAACTCTACACGAGGTCTCATTACTGCGTTGACTACATCCTCACAGAACTGGTCTGCGAGGACTCTACCACGACCTAGAGACTCGTTCCACACAGTGGCCAACGTACCAAGCAGTGCCTCTTTGTAGTCAGGTCTCGACACGTGTGTGAAGTCACAAAACGACTCTATGCCTAAGGCTATCACCGATAGATTATTTCGTACCCTATCAGGAAGTCTTTGTGGGAACGTGTCGAGTACAATTTTACGTGACCTATCAAGTAGAGACTTGACATCCTGTGCTAACGTGTACTGCACATAAGGTCCGGCAAACCCTTGTAGAGGCGTATCTAAGACTTTCTTAAACTCTTCCCAGTAGGGTGTGCCCTCCTCTATGTCTGATGGAGACAACCGAACTGCAATAATACGTTCCATTGCAGCAGGGTCACCTACTTGATCTTCTCCGTCAATTGTAAAAGGTGCAGATAGGGAATAGTCTTGAGTAGTCTGGTCCGCTCTACCCCGAGGATCATGACCTGTGTCATACGCTAACAACACATAACGTAGTATGGAGGCTGTGACTGCTGCTCTATGTTCAGAGAACGAGATAGGTACTGCATTGGACGAACCAAGCAACGTGAGCTTGATAAAGCGAGTCGTATCGCAGTCATAGGACCTAGTCTCTTTAGATCCAAGTAGTTCCTGAAACACGCGGAGTAGTGAAGTCTTGCCTGATCCTTTAGTTCCGAACAGATTGAGTATAGGGAACCGAACATCATATCCTTCGATAACAGGTTTGTAGGGAGTTGCCATGTACCAACCCAGTATAGGCCAAATTACTGATGGACGGTTTATTCTTGTTATCAAAGATAGATTGGGCATGTCTCCGAACGTGTACTCAATAGTCGGTCTTTCACGTTGTGGAGCCATGAACACTATTGGAGCATTCACTCCATTCCATAGTCCATCCTTACTGACACACTGTGTGTTCGTAACGAAGTAGTCTCCATGACGCCCAAGTACACTTGTAGCTTTAGTTTTAGGTAGCCCAATGGACGTTAGTTTGTGAAGTAGGAAGGGTAATAACTGGCGTACGTCATCGTCCCTACCCAACCACGACCACGCTGTCACAGTAAGTATTTTGTCTAGTGACCGCCTATCATTGAACGCCGCACGTGGGAACCTAACGTCCTTCCATGTAAACTCCTCAGCCCTGACGTTGCACACAATTGTGTCTTCAGCATCTCCTTGCAATAGTAGTGTGGGCTCTAGCACAAATGTGCTAAGTCGTTTCACCCCTTTCGAAGTGTCTGCATAATACCCATCCTCACGTTCTATGATGGGCCCACGCTTACGTTTGTCGGCTACCGAGACTTCCTGCTTATTCTCCCTAGCACGCTCAATTGTCTGTGTTAGGTAAGCGTCACCTTTAACTTCAGGGTCTCTGTATTTGTCCCCGCAAGCACAGTTTTCAAATATAAACCCAATAAAAGAATCGTTAGCACCAGAATCAACAAGTGCAGATACGATTGACCAATCTCGTTCTGATCTAGAAGTGTACCCTCTTCGGTCTCCTGTGCGTATCTTGTGACGCACCTTGCTATCCAGCCGACTGAGAGTCGCAATATCTTCAATGCCGATAAGAATGTTTCTTGATTGGCGGAACTCACACTTAACTCCATACTTAGTGTTGGTAGTTCCAGGCACTCTAAGTAACCTGTTTGCATTGTAACACTTATCTCCTTCGACATCTTCAGCGAGGATCCTGTTTGCCTCCTCAATGGTAGGAATGTCAGTGTGCCATTTGTTAAGTATCCAATATAAGTGCCATCCACCTCCCGAGTGTACAATAATAGAAGGAGGTATGGTTGCACGAGGAAGTTCTTTCTTGTCTACGTCTACCCAAAGGACTTTGGTTCCGTAGACGTCAGACTTTTCTGACCCCTGTGTACGACGCAGAGCCACTCCGTAATAGGTATCAGTGTCTGGGATCTTGACGTATGGGGGCGCTAATTGCATGAATTGATCGACAGGAAGGAAGACTCGCTCATTCGGAGGTTGCCATAGTTCAACATACAGTGGCCTTAGTTCGGGAAGGTGGGAGTAAATGTACTTGAACAATATAGTCTCCTGGACTACTAAACTAATGAAGGGAGAGGGGGTAGGCATCCTCTCCCTTCATGTACGTGCTAGAGTCTAAAGTGCAGTTTTGTTCGGGTCGACGCCGTACTTCTTGACCTTCGATCGAGTCTGACCCGCGTAGTCGCCGGACCCATCTTCGGGAACGACCAAGCACCAGCACTGTTGCCCGAGGACCAACTCCTGACGGAAGGTGAAGGGTCCATCCGGAACCTCGCCCAGAAAGCCCTTTACGAACTGGCCAACCTTCCAGGCGGACTCCGCAGTAAAGGTGAGTGTGTCGAAGACGATGCGCCCGTTGAACTTATCGTCTTCGCCACCCAACACCTTCAGCTGGACGTCAGCCTTGTAGTTATCTTTCTTGGACTTGCCGCGCGTCACCTTGTGAACCTGCAGGAGCAAGACGCCCTGAGGTACAACGCTTGCCTGACTGAGGTCGAGGGTAAAGCCCACATCCTCGCCAGCACCAGTTTGAAACATAGTTTCATCGATCTCGCCCACTTGTTTATTCCTTTCTCATGTTCTCGGAACTTGTTCTGGGTTTTGGGTTGCCTACCCTATACTCGTGTACACAGTTTGCACCTGTGCCACGGAGTGGTCGCCTACGTCGAACCAAATCATGTCGTCGTCGCACCCCGATAGCGTAACGATCATCCACAGCATGATTACGATAAAAAGTGCTCGAGTCATTTCGTGACCTTACCTTCGATGTAATCCATGATCTTCGTGATCGTCGGATTAGGAATGACACCAGGAAGCCCGCCGTACTGGTCCTTTGCATCGAAGTTACCTGCAGGAGCAGTGACTGCAAGGACCTTCACGTCCTTGCCAAGCTTGCTTATCATTGAGGGGTCAAGATCGGCACGACGAAGGATACGCATCGACAAAAGTGCGTACGCTGGGACCTCCTCGCGCGATTGACCAAAGAGCCAAGGAACAGTACGTACCTTGCCAGTGAAGTCATCCTTGCGGTCATCCTCCAATGCAGTAAGCATGACGTGCATGTCTAGACCATAGAAATGCCAAACACTGTTGATCATGATGTTAAGGACTTGACCCCAGTGAGACCACTCGACAGTTCCGAAAGCGTCTCCAGGTTTACGGTCTACGTTACCTGATGCGGTGTTGACAAGGATACGTTGGAATTGTGTCAAGCCATCAAACACAAGAGACTTGAACTTGGGAGACTCGGGAGTAAGATTGATTCCGATATCACGGAGTGAAGCAACAAAGGGGTGTGCCTTCTCCTTATGAATTGGCTGACCTACCGCCAACCAATCATAGATCGGGTTGAGGTCTTTGGGAGCCTCAATGTCAACCATTGTGGGAAGGTTGGAACGTCTCCGAATAGACTGAGGATTGCCCCCACAGTTCAACCAAAGCACTGGCGACGTACGGTCGTCGTCACATGCGGTAGCCCAGAGTGTTGTCTTCCCCGAGCCGGCCGCACCATAGCTGAACGCTCGTAAGAATGGTGCACTAAAGTTTGACGACTTCATTTGATAGTTGTCTCCTTTTCAACTTAGCGCTATAACAAATATCCCAGCGACAATGATAATAATGAATCCCATTGCGAACCCTAACACGGCCCCAAGGAGGGAGTCCCATCCATACTCGAGCGCGATGTCGTACCCGAAGTACGCACAGACTCCGCACCATGCGAGACCAAGCATTATAATGAGGTGTGCAAGGTCAGGATCCCCTTGCATCCTCCCCTGGTCTTCTGAGGAAGGCAAGTACTTGTTTGACATTACTCTTCCTCTACTTCGTTGTACTCGTCGGTAGACCTGCGTACACGATACGTGTGCGCGAGGTATTGTTCATAATTACCTCCGTTCGACCGAATACGACAAGGCTCTTTGAACTGACACCACTCACACTTGAGCCAATCAGGAGATCGATAGATTGCTACGTTAGGATCAAGCATCTCGCGTGCAGTCTCAGCAAGCTCATTCGCCGTCAGTTGAAGATCAGTAGAGGAGCGTTGTACCGGGATCTCCATGAAGTACTCTGACCATCCACGAATCTTCAATTCCTTGAGTATGTCGGCGTACTCTGCTTTGAGCTCAGCGAGTGTCTTGTCGTGCACCTCGATCGTAGCTGGGTCGTTCAAAGGCTTCATAGAACAGCTAGCAGCTACTTGCCATGCACGCTTGTCGAGAGTGTCAAGATATACATCGTACGTCGTAGAGAGTTGAGAGTTGATAGCTCGTGAGAACTTTCCATTCTTGAGTGTACCCGGGACCTCAGGTACCTTCTTGAGAAGGAATCGGTATTGCACTCCCATTACTTTGCGTCCGAGGATCTCCTGAACTGCCCAAGCGTACATAGCGTTCTGTTCGTCGTTGGCCAGCCAAACATCGTTAGGCTGTCGAGAAGCCGTCTTGAACTCGCGAATCCAGATCGATCCTGTGTTGGTGTTCTCGATGACTTGGTCAAGACGACCCTCGAAGTAGACAGGGACGTCACGTTCGCCAGTAAAAGGATTCACTGCCAAAGTGAAGAGGGGGGTCGGAACCCTGAACTTCATCTCAGTCGCGACCACCTTCCACTCATGATCAGGATCCTCTAGCGACTTCATCCAGTAGACGTAGTTCCGCGACATCGTTCGGCCCATGGCGATCGCATCAGTGTACTGTTGCTTGACCGAACTCCATGTGCTGCCCTCCTCGGCTTCAACCTTCGACATGAACTGGTCGTATGCCGCAGAAGGACTCACGACGCCTTCGTAATGCTGCGAAAGAGCATAGTGCACACCACGCCCAATAAGAAACTGAATAGGAGTGCGGTCAGGCTCAAGGTTCCTGCGAAGTGGTGACGACCAGTTCCACTTGAGTCGACACGACTTGAATGTCTTGACGTCACTAACATGAATACCAATGTGTGACATTACTTCGTCTCCTTAGTAATAATGTACCGCTGAGCCCAGAATGAAACCACGAAACCGGTGACAATGAAAACACATACCATAAGGAACCACTTGTCGCCGAAGGTGTCCATGAATTGGAGAGCTGATAGCATAAGAACTCCAACAGCCCCAACAAGTGATAGAGCCATTACAAGCCCTGTAAGTGGACGTAGTACGATCATTCATTCATCTCCTTCTTTAGAAATCTTTCGACGAGTGTACGGTCGTCCTGCTTCTTCTGAAGGACGTCACGTATAAGCTCGTCGACTGTACCCATACAGTAAGGGGTGATGATGGTAGGTGCTTGTTCAATGTCAATACGCCATACACGCCCTACCGCTTGTTCCATTGCAATCGAACTCCAGTGCTGCTCCATAAAGATTGCGATGCCAGCACGCTGGAGATTAACTGACTCACCCATAGTATCGATTGTGCCAACGATTGTATTGGCTTCACCTTCTTGGAACTTTTGGACTGCCAAGTCACGTCGTACTTTCGATACGTCACCATTGACCAGGACCCCATTAGTTACTTGTGCTAACGTGTACGACAACTCCTTCGAGTGTGTGAAGATTACTTTGGGCTCGTTGGCGTAGTCTTCGAACCACTCCAAGAACCATAACAGCTTCGCACCATCATCTTGCACGCCGAACGATACTGGGTCAGCCGCCATCTTTCGAAGGTACACAATACGCGCTAGTACTGAACTAATGAAGATTGTATTGGTGTAGTCAGGTTCTGTTCCCTCGAATGCGACAAGTGACTCTCTCTTGAGCCTCTTGTATGCCTCAGCCTGTGTAGGAGTCATTTCGAGTGGCACGTTCTCGTACACTGGATCAGGCATATCAGCTCTAACGTCTTTCTTCGTTCTGGCTAAATAATACGGTGCAATGGTTCGCGCCAACATCTCAGGCTGCTTAACTCCGATCGGTCGTCCTGTCTGCGGATTGATCTTGACAAACGTATTGTACCATTCCCAGTAAGACTTAAACACTCCCGAGTTAAGCCAATTGAGTATCGACCAGAACTCACCAGGATGCTTGTCCATTGGTGTTGCTGTAAGAGCCCAACGACGGAACGACGGAATGGCCTTGAGTCCCCTCGTCATCTGTGTCTTACGACTTCTGATACGGTGTGCCTCGTCGCAGATGACAATACCCCACATTCCATATCGTTGAAGCTTGTGATAGATATACCTTATTGCATCGTGGTGTATAATCAAATAAGCACGACGAGGTGGTTTGAACCATGACCTTACGGTCTCCTCGTCGTGAACTCCTGCAGGACCACAAAACTCAATGTCCACTCCAGGATCTTGTTCTCTGATTACCTGTGCCCAATAAAGTCTGTTCAGCTGTCTTGAGACAATAAGTACTGGACCACTGGTTGTTCTCTTTGCAGCCTCCACAGCCTCCAACGTCTTCCCTACCCCCGTCTTGTCGGCAAGTAGAGCCCCAAACCTTTTGGAAAGAAACTCAATGCCTACTTCTTGTAATGGGTATGGTTTCACGTCTGGGACCTCCGTGTGAACATTATAAATTATAAAGCAGACAATGAATTGCAGCTAGTGACTTTTATCATGTCTTTTTACTCTTACCTTGAGTCCGTACTACTTTGAAGTAGTAGTACAAACCATGTTTGATAGCGTCCTTGATGTGGTCCGATTTTGATTGAGCTGACCCTACCAACTGGGGAAAGAGATCAGTGCATATAGACCACTTGATCATTTTCATGCACAAAGCTGGCTGGAAGACAATAGGCACATTCTTGAGTGTAGTGCAATACTTAAGGACGCCGACCCACTCAGCTGAGGGGAAGCTAGATCCTATTTGATCTTGAGCCTTGTGGGGATAAAGATAAAACGATTCACAGACAACCACAGAAGGTTTTTTGTGATATACGAACGATGAGATCGCGCAATGCCAGTCCTTTGCATCAATAAGTTCAACTGCGCCATCATACTGAATCTCCGTCGTGCCATCCTCTTTGGAGGTCACTACTAGGGTTGCATACCCTGAAGTTTTACCTGGATCGAATGAATGAATGTAAAACACTTACAACCTCCACAAGGGCAGCGAGTAGGCACACTCCCACAACTAAGGTAATGTGTAGATCCGGATACGTGACACGAATGAATTCGACGCTTGCCAAGAAGGGATTGGTCTCACTCATGCTCAACGTGTACACGACTATGAATGAGTCACGTCTCTGACTCAACAAAGTCTCCTACGTACGTGAACGAGATACGAGCGTCCTTCAGAAACTTTATGAGTCCGTTAGGAGTGATTAGAGACTTGTATGAATACCCTGCGGACTCAAAGATGCAAGATCTCAGTGCGCAATGCACAAGTATATGTGCTGTTCGAGATAGGACCATTAGGTTCGTAGGTTTGTTGTTCTTCTTATCTGTGTCTATGTGATGTACTTCGTCATCACCTA